ATTACCATCCGTTTCATCTCGATCCAGGAATCTTTTTCTCTTATTTTGAGCGACAGTTCCTTGACGAGATCAATTTCTGCAACCTTTTTCAAGGACACGCGGTCCCAGAAGCAAACCGTATGATCATCAAATTTGTCACCGGCCGTGACGAGCCAGTTCTGCTTGGGAATGACGGCGAGCGCCGCAGCATGGTCCTTGTGCGCCGCCCAGTCGGCCTTGATCGTCTCCGTGGCGAAGTCGAACAGGACATAGCGGGTGTGGTAGCCATCCTCCTTGATCCAGAAGAGGGGACGGCTAATGGCCAGCAGCCAGACATCCTTTTCGACGTGGACGCCGCGGTAGATTTTCTCCCCGCGGAGTTTCTGCGGCAGGGGGAGCACCTTGCCAGTCTTCAGGTCGATCCGATGCACCGTACAGAAGTCGAAGCAATAGACCTGCTTGCCATCCGGGCTGAGGCCGATGGACGCAGCGGCCTCGCAACTCGCGTCGATCACCCGGACCGGCTTGATCACCATGTCCTCGGCCGGTAGGTAGTTACCGGGAAATAGAGACACGGCAACTCCGAGTACCGTGAAATAGGTAGTCACTGGATCCCCTTATGGTCTTTGAGAATCTTTTCGACGCTGGGTGGATTGCCGGTCAGAGCCCAATTCGTGTCCTCGGGCGCAAGCTCGATTTGCGGCAACTTCCGAAGCACTTTCTGGACAGCGGGCGGGGCGAGCGGGGGAATCAGCGTCTTATCCGTACCCCAGAAGATCCCGGTGGTGGAGAAGACATTCTTCCCGGCCTTGATCCGGTCGGCCGATTGGGCATAACTGCCGAGGCAGGCGTAAATGATCCCCACGCCGAGTTTGTACTTCTGGGCGTCCTGCCAAGCGTCGTACTTGATGAAGTACTTCTCCGCCTCCTTCTCGCCATTGACGGAAGCGTTGAGGAGGAACCCGTCCTTGCCGCCGTGACCCCAGACAACGACTCCCTGCAGGGATTTGTTCGCCGTGCCGTCGGCCAACATCTTCTCGAACTGCGCCGCCGTCCACGGCTCGTCCTTCCACCCGTTTTTCTTGCCGGATTCCCACTGTGCCTTCGCCAATTTCGCCTGATAGTCGGCGTAGTTTTTGGCATCCGTGTCCTCGTTGCCGGTCAGCTCTGGCACGGGGATGTTGACAGCGACTTTGGGTGTGTATCCCGCGTAGAGGACTTTATACCCCTTCGGGAACTTCTGCAACGCCGACATGTCGGCGTCCCAATTCACCCAGTAGCGCCCCAACGACCCACCCTCCCCACCCCAGTAGGCGACGATGCGGTTGGGCACCCACAACGTGTAATTCTTGCCAAAGATGTCCGCCACCGTCTTCGTCGGATCGCTTAACGCGTCGATAATCGCTTGGTTCTGTTGAGCATTCAACTTGCCCGGCTTCGTGGGGTCTTCCCACGAAAGCCATTTCGCAGCCTCCTTCGGCTCCAAACCAGCCGTCTTCGCGAGCCCGGCGATCGTGGCCTTCGTCGGATCCACCGCGAATACCGGTGCCCAATCGCGGTTCGCCCGACGGACGATCAACCACTGTGCCTCGACCTTATCCTGTGCGGCGACCCGGAACAGGGTCATGGCGTAGGCACCCGTGAGACCGCCCACGCCACTCCCCCCAACGAGCGGGTTGTACGTGGTATTGCCGTGGTGGGTGACCCCGACGTAATAGGCCCCCTCGGCAGGTGCGGTAAACGAGACGCGATCGCTCACTTGGAGCCCGGTGCCCACCCCGGCGTGAAGCAATTCGGTGCCCGAAGCATCGAAGACCCGGAGCGCGAGTTTGAAATTGGGGTCGTTGGACAACCCAGCGGCCAAGGCCTGGAACATCACGGTTAGCGAATCGCCTGCGCCCAGTTGTACGCGATACAGGTCCACGTCCAAACTGCCGAAGCTGTTGTCGCCAATCATCGCGGCAACGGGCGACATGCCGGATGCATCAAATGAAATCGGCTGGGCGGTCGCGAGGATTTCGCCCGGGACGTCCATTTGTGCTGCGCTCTGCGTCACCCGCCACATGAACGTCTGGCTCGCGGTGTTCGTCCCGTCGGAGACGGCCACCGCCACCTGGTAAGGCGTGTCGCTCGCGGCGTTCGCCGCGATTGTCCCCGAGATCAGCCCTGTGGAGGAGTTGAGGCTCAGCCCCGTCGGCAGGCCCGAGGCGGAATACGAGATCGAACCGCCGGTCGCGCTCGTCGCGACCAACTGTAACGAAACCACGTCACCCACGGCGTTGACTCGATCGCCGGGTGCGTCCAGCGCGATCGCGACTCGGGGCGAGACGTTCCAACTGAAGGACTCGCGGTCGCTGCGCATGCCGTCCGAGGCCGTCACGGTCACGACGTAGGGGCTCCCGGCGCTCGCGTTCGTCGTTAGCGTCCCAGAGATCAGGCCCGTTGAGGAATTGATACTCAAACCGGGTGGCAAGCCCGCGGCGCTGTAGGTCACCGAGCGGCCGGACGCATTATGTGTCCCAAGTTGGAGGGACACCGAGTCCCCGTCGTCATTAAACTGGTCGCCGGGGTTGGTGAGGCTGACGAAGTTGACCGTCCACCAGAACGTCTGGCTGACCGTATTCGTCCCGTCTGAGACGGTCACGGTCACTTGGTAAGGAGTGCTGCTCGCCGCGGCATCAGCGATCGTGCCCGTGATCACGCCGTCGCTCGGATCGATGCTCAGCCCGATCGGGAGACCCGCTGCCGAATAGACGAGCGTAGCTGTGGACGGACCGACGGCGGAAAGGCCCAATGCGATGTCGTCCCCAGCCGCACTGACCTGATCACCCGGTGGGTCAAGAGAGAGTGCGGGTTGAGGGGTCACATACCACTCGAAGGACTCGCTGTCGCTGTGCGTGCCAGTGGAGGCCGTCACGGTGACCGTGTAGGGACTGCCCGTCCCCGCTCCGACCGCGATCGTCCCGAAAATCACTCCGGTGAGGGAATCGATGCTCAGCCCGGGGGGCAGACCGGTGGCGCTGTAAGTCAGCGATCCAGAGGAGGCATGGCCTTGGAGGGCCAATGACACCTCTTCGCCGGCATTGTTGAACTGGGAACCGGGGGATTCGAGGCCGACGAAATTGACGGTCCAAGCGAACGTCTGGCTGACGGTGTTGGTGCCATCGGAGACGGTTGCCGTAACCTGGTAAGGCGTCGCGCTGGCCGCCGTGTCGGAGATAGTCCCCGAGATGAGGCCGGTGCTCGAGTCGATATTCAGTCCGGTCGGAAGGCCCGATGCCGAGTAGGTCAGCAGGGGCGTGTCCCAATCCGTCGCCACCAACTGGAGCGAAACGGCGTCGCCCGCAGCGTTCACTTGATCGCCCGGCGCGTCGAGCGACAGGACGGGCAGCGCGCCGACGTACCAGGTGAAAGATTGGTTGGTACTGTGGGTGCCGTCGGACGCTGTGACGGTGACGGTGTACGGGCTGCCTTGACTGGCCGAGGTTGCGAGAGTGCCCGAGATGACCCCGGTGTTCTGATCGATGCTCAGACCGACGGGCAAACCTGTGGCACCGAACGTTAACGTCCCGGATGCCGAATGGGCTTGGAGCGGCAACGAGACCTCGTCTTCGTCGTCGTTGTACTGCGTGCCGGGCGATTCGAGACTGACGAAGTTGACGATCCAAGAGAGCGACTGGCTGACGGTGTTGACCCCGTCGGTCACGGTCGCCGTGACATCATAAGGTGTGGCGCTCGCGGCACTGTTGGCGATCGTGCCGGAAATGAGGCCGGTGTTCGAGTTGATGCTCAGGCCGGAGGGTAAGCCGGTCGCGGAGTAGGTCAGAGTCGCGGCCGAGGCGCTCGTTGCAGACAGTTGTAGAAGTACCTGATCGCCGGCCGCACCGACTTGATCGCCGGGATTCGCCAACGCAGGGACGGCCGGTCGGCTGACGTACCAGGTGAAACCCAGGCTGGCCTGGAGCGTACCATCCGTCGCAGAGATGGTGACCGCGTAGGGGCTGTTCGTGTCGGCCGTGATCGAGATGGTGCCGGAGATGACACCGGTCTGCGAATCGATACTCAACCCTGCAGGCAAGTTCGACGCACTGAACTGCGGTGCTCCGGAGGCTCCACGAACCTGGATCGCGAGCGATATGGGATCGCCGCTGCGATTGTGCTGTGCACCTGGGTTGGTGAGATCGAGGGCAGTGACGACCCACGAGAACGTTTGGCCGGTGCTAACCGTTCCGTCTGAAGCGGTCACAGTGACAGTGTACGGAGAGTTACTGGCGGCACCGCTCTGGACAGTCCCAGAAATGTAGCCAGTCGCGGGATTGATGCTCAAGCCGGGCGGCAGGCCAGTCGCCCCGTAGGTGAGAGGGTCGTCATCCGGATCGGTGGCGAAAATCTGCAAGCCGATTGCTTCACCAACCACATCGATCTGAGCGCCTGGGTTTTGGACGACGGGGGTCTGATTGGCGACAGTGTCGGTGATGCGCACGTCGGCAGTGGTTGCCGACCCACCACTCCCACCAGAGCCACCGCTCCCGCCGGAGCCGAAGCCGGCCAGGTAGTTACTTCCGCCCGGTTGGAGGGTCACCCGGAAACCCTCGGTCCCCTCCGTTTGGTTGTCCGACAACGCCATCAGGTACAGGTAGACGGCGCTCTGGCCCGCCCCGAACGTCACCGTCCCGCCGCTCGCGGACAGCGACGCCGACGACCCGCCTGACGGCCCGGTCAGAGTGTAGTCAACGCCCCACGTCGCCAGCGGGTCGCCGTACCCGTCCTGCCCGAACAGCACATTCACGGTCAGCGCCGAGCCGATGTCCCCGCCGCTCCGCAGCACCCAAATGCCCTCACCCTGGCTGCCCTCGGCCACCGTTTGCGTCTGCGGGCTGAGCCACGCCACCGGCGCGTCGTCGGTGATCCGAATGTCGGCCACGGTCCCCATTCCACCGGACCCGCCACTGCCGCCCGAGCCGCCGCTCCCCCCGCTGCCATACCCGGGCGTGTAGCCCGTTCCGTTCTGGACCGTCAGCCGGAACCCTTCGGTCCCCTCCACGATGTTGTCCGGCAGCGCCGGCAGGGTCAGGTAAAGCTGTGTCTGGTTCGCCCCGAACGTCACCGTGCCGCCGCTAGAGGAAAGCGAGTACTGACCGGACGGGCCGGTCAGCGTGTAGTCGGTGTTCCACGCGGCCAGTGGGTCGCCGTAGCCGTTCTGGCTGATCCCCAGGTTCACAACGAGCGATGACGAAGTGTCGCCGCTGCGGTACACGTACACGCCGGCGGTCACGCCCTCCGAAAGGCTCTGGGCGATGGGGTCCAGCCAGACCTGCGCGACCGGGACCACCCGGTCCTCCATCGCCTCCACCGCAAGCTGGGTCGTCCGCGCCGTATGTGCCGGGCCGCCGAGGGAGCGGAGCCAGTCCCACAGGGCGAGCAACCGATCTACGAGGGTGTAACGAGACGGGAGGCGGGCAGGACGGCTCATGGGTGCGATCCTCGGCACGCGACGAACCGGAGGCGACGTGCGGTTCGGTATCGGGTCAACGAAGGTTGGATTTTGTGGCGCGACCTGCCCACTGTCAACACCCTCGTGGCGATTTTCAGGGTTCTTCACGATACGCCCACACGGGCGTTGGACCGAAGCCGGTCAGCGCTCAACTGCGAGGGACGCCAGGAACTCCTCCCACCGCGGCACCACCTCCTCCGGGTGCCACGCTACCGATGCCGATTTCGCGGCTGCGGAGGCCGCTTCGTATCGCATTCCGTCCTCCCACAGACCGATCACCGTCTCGACCCACGGGATGACTTCCTCAGCCGACGGTGGGGTTCGGGTCTCCGGTGTGATGTGCGCGGGGATCGACAAGCATGTCCCGCCGGTTCCGACCACCTCCGGCAGCGCACCGCGGTCGCTGGCGAGGACTGGGATGCCGTTGAACATCGCCTCCGCCGCCACCCGCCCGAACGACTCGCGCCACAACGACGGGATCACGACGAGCCGCGTCTGCTGGTAGAACGCCCGCGGGTCCGGCGTGTTGGCCATCCGGTGGAGTGATGTCACGCCGCGAAGGTCAACACCACATCGCCCCAGCCAGTCAGCACGGCCACGACCCTCGACCACCAGGAGCGGGGTGTCGGGTCGCTGCCGCCCAAGCACCTCAGCCAGCCGAGCAAACCAGAACACGCCCTTCTCCGGGATCGGGTTCACGAACGTCACGAATCGTCCGCCGCCCGGACGTTCGCATGCCACCCGGGTCACGTCGATCACCGGTGGCAATGCAACACATTCGATCCCGAGCGTCTTGCGGTGGTACTCGCGGCTGAACTGCGACGGCACGATCACCGCGTCGCAACCGGCGAACGCCGCCGCGTCCGGGTACGCGAAGTTGTGCAGCAAGAACGCCACCTTCGCCCCGGCATTCCTCGCCACCTGCACGACGCCCCGGCTCGCCGCGTCGCCGCCGTAGGTCAGCACGACTTCTGGGCGGAACCGCCGCATCGCCTCGGCGAGGATGGCCAGGAACCCGACGGTCTCTTCCGGTGAGGGGAGTTTGGCCGGCGCGGGCGGGTCGGGGGCGAACACCGTGACCGGGAAGCCGCCCGGCCCCGGAACCGTGTGGACGGCAAACTTGCTCGCCCCGGCCGTGCCGGGAGCACTCGTGACCCCGGGCTGATCAAGGAGTGTAACGCCGATCGGCGTGGCGGCCGGGTCGTCGAGGAACGGGCCGGTGAACGCCCCGCACCGCCACCCCCGCGCCGCCAGCGCCGCGAACAGGTCGCGGGTGCAGACCGCCGCCCCGCTCGCCGGGTCGTGGTAGCAGTGATAGGACGCGAACATCACACGCGGTGGCATCATCGGCTCGCTGGCGAGGGGTTCAAGATGGGGTGGACGAAGAGGCGAGGTCGGCCCGGACGTACTTGAGCGTCCCAACTCGGGGCGAGTGGATCACCGCCCCGAACAGCAAGTGCCCAGTAAGGAGTCCGTCCACCTGACGCCGGTCGTCGGGCGTGTGGTACTCCACCAGCACGACTCGCGTCCGGGCCAGCCGCGGCCCGAGGGCCGCCAGAATCTCAGCTTCCATCCCCTCGGCGTCCACCTTCAGCACATCCACCTCGCCCAACTCCAGTTCGTCCCACGCGACGGCGGCGTCCCGGATCGCCACAGGGACGCGGGCAGCTGGCTTCGGAACCAGGGAGGGAACGGTCGAATGTCCGGCCCCGGACCCCGAGTCCAGTAGCAACTCGGCCGTCCCGTCGGTTCGCCCCAAACCAACGGGGTGAACTGTCACCCCGGCGAGCGACGCGACGTTGCCGCGGAGCAGTTCGACGTGCGGCGGGTACGGCTCGAAGCAGTGGACGGCTGCCGGACGGATGGTCAACTTGGCGTATAGGGCGAACGCCCCGCAGTGCGCACCGATGTCCACGACGACCGGAGCTGCGGTCAGCCACTCCGGTCGGACCCCTGCGTACTCGCCCCGCTCGAACAGTTGGCGGACGACCCAGGCGTCAACTGCCGGCATCCGCAGGACGTGCCGATCCGTCCCCCGGGCGACCTCGATGGCGACCACGCCGGGCGCGGCCGGTGCGGGTGCCGGCTTCTCGGTCGGCGCGGGCGGCCGGACGCGGGCGAAGCTGTCGGCGCGGACGTGGTAGCGGCCGCTCTTGGCCGGGACTGGCAGGAACCGGGCACCGGCTCGGGCGAACCGCCGCCACAGGTCGCCGTCCTCGTCCTGGCCCCGGTACTTCCCGAGCGACTCGTCGAAGAGTCCCGTTCGGTCGAGCAGGTCGCGCCGGTGGACGACCCCGAGCGGGACGGCGATGGTCTCAACGGCCATGCAGGACAGCCGGTGGGCGGGGTCGTAGGTGGTCACCCCGCCCAGCCCCGGGTGTCCCGTTCGCTCCTCGACGAGGTCGTACTGGAACAGAAAAACGTCAGCGTGGTTGCGGAGGCCCCACGCCCGCTCCAAGTGGTTGGGGTAGAACTCGTCGTCTTGGTCGAGGTAGGCGACTAGTTCGCCTCGGGCCGCCCGCAGGGCCGTGTTCCGGGCGGCTGCCTGTCCCCGGTTGACCGGGTGGCGAAACACGCGGACACGGGCGTCGAACGCGGCGAAGGCGTCGAGCCGGGCCTGGGAGTCATCCGTCGAGGCGTCGTCCACGGCGAGCAGTTCCCAGTCGGGGCAGGTCTGGGCGCAGAGGGAGGCGAAGGCCCGGTCGAGGAACCGAGCACCGTCGAAGACGGGCATGATGACCGAGACGAGAGTCCCGCCGGACACGGACATGGGGCCGAGCCGTTGTGGTGTCTTGGGGCCAAGCGATGCCGCAGGAGACAGTCTATCGGCGCCTCCTCGCCTGGAGAATGGACGATTGGGCGGTGTACGCGGTCAAGATGCCAGGCCGCGAGCTGTGTCGAGGTGCGCGAGAACTGTATCGGCGATTCTCTCGGTGGTGAACTCCTGGGCCGCGGCGGCACGGACGGATCGACGGTCCAACTCCATCGCGCGACGGACGGATTTGAAGTAGGCATCCAAGGCCACCGCATCCAAGTCGCTCGCCACACACCGCGCTCCAGGCGGCAGGCGATCGACCCGGATGCCGGTCACACCGTCGCGGACGAACGAGGCCCCCGTGCGGACGCCGACGACCGGACAGCCGGCGAGCAGGATCTCCTGCAGCGCGAGCGGGCCGTGGTCGTCGTCGGCCAGGTAGGCGCACGCCCGCGACCGCCGCGCGGCCTCGAACAACTCCTCGCGGTGGTAGCGGCCGTAGTGGATCTGGACGTGGCGCGGGAACACCTCGGCCAGGTGCTCGAGCAGCTGCGGACGGTGGCCGTTCTTGCCGTAGATCAGCAAGTCGTACTCGTCGGGCAGCGGCTCGCCGGGCCACGGGTCGATGGGGTACGGCCACAGGACGATCGGCGACTGGTTCGCGGGGCCGCGGTGCCGGGCGATCAGGTCGCGATACCACCCGCTGTGACAGAACATCGCCCGGCAGTTGGCCGCGTCGAGCAGGCCGCACTCCTCGGCGTCGATCCGGGGCGACCCGGAGTGCGTGAAGAGCAGGTTCGGGCCCTGCACGAACGGCAGCCCCTCCGAGTCCCACCAGACCGCGTAGCGCCGGTCGTCCCAGTGCCAGAACCACGGCACCGCGCCCCGGCTCACCGGGAGCGGCCGGATCGACAGCCAGTCCAGTCCGGCGTCGATGCGCTTCCGCAGCGCCTTCTGGAGCGCGAACATGCCGTTCGTCGGCCCGTTGCGGCCGGGCGCGGTGACGGGGCCGATCAGCTCGACGGGCAGCTTGCCGTCGCGGGACGAGGCGGGCGGTCCGAACGTGAAGCGGCGGACCACCGGCAGCTTGTCGAACTCGCGAGGCCAGCCGGGAGTGATGGTCCCGGTCGTCGCCGTCTGGCGGCCCAGGTCGGCGTAGCCGCGGTCGTCGAGGTAGCTGACGTGGTAGCTGCCGTTGTCGGTGCGGTAGTGGTAGAACGGCGGCGCGAACGCGCACGGGTCGCAGACGCTCACCTTCGCCTCGACCAGCCGGCCGGCGAGTTCCTGGTCCTCGCCGTTGTTCATCGCCGCGTAGCCCCGCACCCGGTCGAACGCGGACCGGCGCAACGCCCACCCGCCGTGGTAGAGGCCGCCGGTGTCTATCTCCTTGAGTCCACCGCCGTGTTCGAGCAGCACCAGACCGGGGCGCGACCATTCGGCACGACGCAACGCCTCGGCCTGCGTCCGGAACCAGTGCGGCAGGTAGATGTCGTCGTCGTCCGCGACCAGGAGCCCCTCGGCGTCGGGCGAGGCCAGCGCGGCGCAGGCGTTCCGCTTCTCACCGAGCGTGCGGACCCGGGCCGGGATCGAGACCAGCCGCCAGCCGTCGCCGGTCTGGTTGGCGTACTGCCCGGCGTCGTCGAGGATGACCAGCTCGCGGAGCTCACGTGGGTGGTCCTGGCGCAGGAACGACTCGATCAACTGCCCGAGCAGGTGCGGGCGGTGGAACGTGCAGCACAGCGCGGCCAGTCTCATGGGGTTCACCACAGGGGGCGGAGGGCCGCGTCGAGCCAGTCGAGCGGGTCGGTGTCGCTGACGACCGTCGTCCAGGGCACGAGGCGGTCGAACGTGTAGCGGTACTTGAAGCGCCCGAACGCGGGGCCGTACCCGTAGGCGTCGTGCTGGGAGTCGTGGGCGATCAGCAACCGGCACTTGCCGTGGAGGCGCGCGACCTCGACCCCGCGGCGGTGCGGCGGCTCGTGGTCGATCAGCACGACCGACCAGTCGTGGTCGTGAATCGGGGCGTGCTGATAGTCGGGCACGAACACGATCTGGTGGTTGTGCTTCGTCACCGGCTGCTCGGTGCAGACGGATGACACGACCGAGAACCAGCGCGGGTCGGCCTCGACCGTGCGGGCCACGCGACCGGCCGCGAAGGCGCTCAGGATCGGCGTGCTGAACCAGCCGGACCCGAACCCCAGGACCGGGCCGGTCGTGCGCCGGATGCACGCCAACAGAACGGGGATGTGGGTGGCGAACGGGTTCATGCGACCTCCGCGAGCGCCGGCTCGGCACGTCGCCCGATCCCGGCGAACAGCCGCCGCCACCCAGCCCAGATCACGTCCGGGTTGGCGAACTCGTTGACGAGCCGCTCGCGGGCGGCGTGCGCGATCCGCAGGCGCAGTTCCTCGTCGTAGGCGAGCGTCGCGGCGTAGTGGGCCAGTTCCTCGTCGCACGAGCCGAGGAACCCGGTCACGGCGTGGTCGATCATCTCCCGCCAGCCCCACTCGTTCTGGGCGACCACGGGGACGCCGGCGGCCATCGCCTCCAGGCCGGCGCGGGGCCAGTTCTCGCGGGCCCCGCCGTTGACCGGCAGCAGGCAGTGCAGTGTGGCGAAGAACTGCTGCGGGGTGATCGCCATCGGTTTCAGGCAGTCGGCCCACGCCGGCGGCTTGCCGAGCTTCGCGTGGGTGCGGTCGTCCATCCCGAGCATGAAGGCCCGCTTGTTGCGGACCTGGATGCGCTCGTAGATCGGCCAGGTGTTGCTCGACCACTTGTCGGCGTCGGGACGTGCCACCCGCCCGACGAAGAACGGCTCGCCCTTCGCGTGCGGGCGCGGGCGGAACTCCCACTCGGTGAGGTCGAACGCACCCCGGATCAGGTGCCCGGTCGCCGGGTCGTACCCGAACTCCGCAAGCTTCGGCTCGATCTCCACTCGCTGGAACTCGGACTGGTAGACCATCGCGTCGGCCGGTCCGTGCTTTGCGAAGAACCGCCTCTCGTGCTCGAACAGGAAGGTCATGCAGTTGACCCAGACGATGGGGCAGCCCAGCGCGCGGAAGCGGTGGGCGTGCGCCATGAACTCGGCGTTGCAGAACGAGACCACGGGCGAACCCGCCAGGCCGGGCACGCGCTCCAGCTCCTCGGGGCGGACCTGGTGGGTCGTGCAACCCAGCGCGTCGAGCCGCGCCCGCCAGCGGTCGTTCGCCCACCACGTCGGGATCAGGCGGACCTCGACGCCGTAGCGCCGCCACAGCTTGACCGTGTGCCAGGCCTCGGTGTTGGCCCCGCCCATCTCGCCGGGGTAGCCGATCAGGAAGACACGCATCGCGTTCAGACCTCCACCACACTGGATGACGGACCCGGCAGCCCGTCACCGGAGGACGAACCCGAGTCGCCGTCGCTCCCGCTACTCCCGTCCGAGGAGCTTCCGCTCGACCCCGAGGATGATCCACTGTCGCTCGACGATGACACATCGATCGCGCTGGACGACGGGTCGCCACTGCCGCTCGGCGTGTCCGCCGCGCTGGAGGTCGGCAGGTCGATCCCGCTGGACGAGTGGACGACCCACGAAGACGTGTCGTCCGCCGCGCTCGACGACGGGAGCGGGGCGCTGGAGGACGCCTCGTCCCCACTGCCGCTCGGCCCGCTGGACGTGTCGATCCCGCTCGAGGAGTGGGTCACGCCGGACGAGCCGTCGTCCACGGCGCTCGACGAGGGGAGCGGGCCGCCGGACGATGAGTCGTCGGCGCTACTGCTCGGCGGCGGGAGTGAGGAGCTGCTCTCGTATCCGGACGAGCTGCTGTCGTAACCGCTCGATGATCCGCTCGACGAGACACCGGATGAGCCGCTGCTCGACCCGCTGGTGCAACCCTCGCAGCAGCAACACCCGGCCGGGTGGCTGAACTGCCACGCGCCTTCTTCCTTGGTCAGCGCCCCGTTTTCGATCCGCAGCGTGATCGTCCGTGTGTAGACGTTGAGCTTGCCGGCCTCGCACCGGACGTCGGTCTCGGTGACCGTGACGCCGGGCGGGCCGCTCGACGACCCGCCGCTCGAACTGCCGGAGGAACTGCCCGAGGAGGAACCCGACGACGATCCGGACGAAGATCCCGAGGACGAATCCGAGGAGGATCCCGACGACGAGGAATCGCAGCACCCCTCGCCGAGGGCCAGGACTTCCCACTTGCGGCTGTCCGCGTAGTACTTGGCGACGCCGTAGGTGCCGGCCGGGACCGAGGTCGCCGGCGGGCAGCCGCAGCCGCTCCCCGACGAACCCATCGCCTTGCAGAGTTCCGGGCAGACGACGCCGATGGCGTCGTGGACGGTGATCGTCGCCTCGACGGGGCACCACTTGCCGTCCCGGAACACGACCAGCTTCGCCGGCGCGGAGCCGCACCGCGCCAGCGACCCGGTCAGCCGGAACCGGACGTGGTCCTCCCCGTCCCCCAGCCGCACGACGGCCCACCGCTCGACCGACCCGGTCTCCTCGACCCACAGCACCCGCGCGGACCCCGCCGGAGCGTTGCGGAGCGATTGCGTGCCGCCCGGCCCGACCTCGGCGAACTCGTATCGGTAACTGGGATCGACCCCCAACCGCACCGGCGTTACCCCCGCGACGACCCCCCGGCCGATGGCACCGGCGTCGAGCGGGTCGAGCAGTACCGCGAACCGACCGACGGCCGGTGGGTCTTCGGGTACGCCGCCGTCGAACGTGACGCGGGTCTGGAACTCCGACAGGTTGTCCAGCGGCCCGACGATCGGGCCGGATAGCGCGAGGACCGCGAACCGGGAGAGCGCCACGCCGGTCGTGTTCCGCACCTTCACGATGCCCGTCTGGCGGAACAGGTCGGCCTCGTCGCGGTCGGTCTCGTGCAGCCGGCCGCGAGTTTTCCGGGCGGCCTCGAGGAACGCGTTGTACGCCGCCGCCGGGATCTCCAGCCGCTGGCCGGGCGTGACGCTCTTGAACGGGTCGCCGGGCACGTCAGCCTCCGATCCCGAGGAGCGCGAAGTTGCCCGGCTCGTACACCCGCTCGATGTAGACCGACTCCGGCTGCTTCACGAGGACCTTCTGGTCCTCGACGTCCCCGTAGCGGACCCAGAGGTACTCCCACCCCTTCTTGTTGATGTTCTGGATGTCGCCGACCTGAAGGTTGACCGCGTTCGGGCTGGCGGCGAACTGGTAGGTAAGCTCCCACTTCTCGAGGCCGCGGCGCGAGCCCGACGCGCCGAGGAACAGCACCTCGCCCGCCGCGAACCCCCTGAACGGGGCGTTGTTGACCCGCCCGGTGAGCTGGAAGAGCGTGATCTTGTAGCCGTGCGTGACCAGCGCCACCGGGATCGAGTAGGTCTCGGAGAACCGGAACACCGGCACGGTGATGTCGGTCCCCTCGACGGAGTCGTTGTTGAACCCGATCGCGCCCTTGAGGTCGGGCGGGATCTTCCCCGGCTTGCCGTGCTTGGCGACGGTCTGGAGCGACTGGGTGATGTGCTGCGTGCCGCCCGAGGTCTCGAACGTGTAGCTCGGGCCGAGCGGGGCGTTGGGCTGGGGCGGGTCGTTGCCGGGCGGGGCGTCGTCCGCCTGCGTGTCCTCGCGGCCGTACCGGACCGACACGTCCCAGACCCCGCCGCCCTTGTGGTCGATGCGGTAGTTCTGGAAGATCATGCCGCGGAAGATCGCCGGGATCGTCGCCTCGACCAGCGCCCGCACGTCGAGGTCGCTCTCGGTGCCGAGGACGGCGAACAGCAGGTCGACGGACGGGCTGTCCGGCCCGACCGTCGCCCCGCCGCTGTCGAACTTCTCGACGATGATCGCCACCGGGTGGAGCCCTCACACGAAGACCAGTCCGCCGTGGACGGCCGCGACCGCGATCTTCTTGACGTTGTCGTTGATCTGGTCGACCGCCTTGGCGGCGCGCTCGTTGAGCGACTCGCCGCCCAGCCCACGAACGGCCAGGGCGTTGAACGTCCCCTGGACGTCCACCTTCTTGGAGAGGTCGATCACCTCGTCGAGTGAGGACATCGACCCGGACTTGGCCTTCGGCGGGACGCGGTCGCCCATGCCGGCGCGCTTGCGTTCCGCCTCCTTCACCGCGTCGCGGAGCTCATCGGCCGCCTTCCGCACGTCGTCCATCGCCTCGGCCGCGTTCGCCTTGCGGGCCGCGTCGGCCTCGCGCTGCCGGCGGAGCCGCTCGTCGAGGATCTGGTTCTTGATCCGGTCGCGGTTGCGGTTGATGTTCTCGTCCGAGAAGTCGAAGTTCTCGCGGAGCTTCCGGGCGAACGTCTCGAACCCGAGCTTGTCCGCGACCCAGGCGGCGGCCTTGAAGAGCTTCTCGATGGCGAACGCGAAGGTGCGGGCGATCCAGGCGGTGAAGTCCCAGAACATGAGCTTCAACCCGGCCACCGCGTCGTGCCAGCCGTCGACGAAGATGCCCTTGAAGGCGTTCCACTTCTCGGTCCACCACAGCACCGCCTTGGCCCACTCGAGGTTGACGGCGGCGAGCGCGATCTTGGCCGCCAGTTCGAGGTCGCCGGCCTGGATCGCGGCGACGATCCCGCCCCAGGCGGTCTTCGCCGTCTCCGCGAAGCTCATGAACCCCGCACTCAACTCGTCCGTCATCCGCTTCCCGGCGTCGGTCTGCGTGGCGAACAGGTAGCCGAGGCCGACCAGGGCCGCGACCACCAGGCCGATGGGCGACAGCAGTGCGCCGAGGACCGAGCCGATGACGCCGATGACCGTGCCGAGTGCCGAGAACACGGTGACCAGTCCGCTGATCGCGAAGCCCGCCAGACTGACGAACGCGCCGAGCGCGACGAGGGCCGCGCCGACGCCGAGGACGACCGCGACGATCTTGGCGATCGAGACGACCAGGCTGCGGTTGCGGTCGATCCACTCGGACACGTCCCGCGAGGTGGTGATGATCCAGTTGGCCAGGTCCATGAGCGACGGCACGAGCGCGGCCCCGACCGAGAACGCGCCGCGCTTGATCACCTTCCAGAGCACGTCGAGCGTGTCGCCGAACTCCTCGGCGGCGGCCGCGTCCTCGGTCGAGATGGTCAGCCCGAGCTTGCGGGCCTTCTCCTGCAGGGCCTCGATCCCGGCCGCCCCGTCGTTCATGAGGGGCAGGAGTTTGGTGCCCGACTTGCCGAACACGTCCATCGCCAGCGCCGCCCGCAGCGTCGGGTTCTCGATCTTCGCGAGCTTGTCGGCGAAGAGCTTGAACTGCTCGTCGGGCGCGAGCGCCTTCAGGTCGGCCACCGTGAGTTCGAGCTTCTCCAGGGCGGCGCGGGCCTCTTTGGAGCCGTCCGCGGCTTCGACGACGAACTTCTGCATCTTCCGCAGGCCGGCCTCGAGCGTTTCCATGTCCGCGCCCGACTGCTCGGCCGCGAACCCCAACTCCGACAGTGCCTCGACGCTCACCCCCGTCCGCTGGCTCATGTCGATCAGGTCGCTGCCCAGGTCGGTGAAGACCTTCGTGGCCAGCACGAACGGCGCGGCAAACGCGGCACCGACGCCGAGCAGTTGCGTGCCGAGGCCCGTGATCCCCGCGCCGAACGCCTTCAGCTTGGCGGCCGCGGCGGCGAGCCCCTTCGTCAGCCGGTTGTCCTTGACGAACAACTCGACGTAGGCGGCCCCCGCGCGAATCCCCGAAGCCGACGCCATCGCTCACGCCCCCCTGGGTCGGTCCACGAACACCTGCTTCAGGACGGCGATGCCGACCCTGGCCGCGACCGGCTCCTTCCGCCGCAGGTGCGGGTTGAAGTCAGCCGGCTGGAACGGGCGGGTCTTCTTCGGGTCGCGGTGCGCGTTGGCGAGGAGCGCGAGCACGGCGGACGTGTGCGCCCACCGCTGCCGGCTGGCGGCCTCGGCCATCGTCAGGAGCTCGCGGAGGGTGAAGGGGCCGGGGTCGATCCCGAGGACGCCGGCGAGTTCCCAAACGAGGCGATCAACCTGCTCGCTTCCGCCGCCGGGTCGAGGCGGTCGATCACCACCTCGGCGTGATCCAGGAGCTTGTCCCGCACCTTCCGCCCGGCCGAGAGCACCTTCGTCAGGCTCGCCCGCGCCCGGGCGTCGGGGAAAAAATCGATCAGCTCCTCGACGAACGCGTCCGCGGCGAGCGTGATCGCGTCGCCGGCGAGTGCCCGCCCGAAGTCCTCGTCGGTGACCTGCTTGGCGTCCGCCTCGTCCTTGCACAGGCAGTACAGGACGTCGGCCAGTTGCACCGGGTCAGACACGAGCGCCCCGAGCGGCTTGAACCCGTCGTCGATGAGCTTGTACAGGTCGATGCCGACGAGCCCGCGCACCCGCTTGACGGCGGCCACGTTGATGGCCACCGTCCACGTCCGCCCGGCGTTGTCGCGGAAGCTGTGCACGTCACTTCCTCCGGATGAGGGGGATGTCGAGCGGCTCCCAGTCGGCGTCCGTCTTCTTGGCGACGCAGACCGGGATCGCGATCGGCTCCCAGTCGTCCGCGTCGGTCTTCGCGACCGGCCGCAGCCGGCCGGCCCGCTCGGCGCTGCCGCCGAACATGAGCGTCTTGCGGCCCCGCTCGGTCGTGCAGCAGACGACCGCGACCAGCTCGTTGGTGTCGGCCCGGAAGATGCCGCCGCCCGAGTCGCCGGAGGAGACGCTCAGCTCCATCTGCAACTGCCCGTCGGGCGTCTCCGCGCCGGTGACGCGGCCGGTCTCGCGGTTGCCGGGACGGTCGATGCCGTAGCCCATGTGCCACACCTCGGTCCCGACGGGCGGGTTCTTCGTGGCGAGGTTGGCGAACGGCAGGTCGTCCACGACCGCGTCGGTGACGAGCCAGGTCAGGTCCGCGTCGGTGTTGCGGGCCGCCACCGTGACCGCGAGGGTGCGGCCGTCCTTGAGCGTGAAGCTCCCTCGACTCCCGACCCCGCCGGTGCAGTGCGAAGCGGTCAGGACGTCCCACTTCCCGTCGGGGCGGCGCGGGCCGATCACCGTCGCGGTACAGCCGGCGTTGCCGAAGCGGAGTTTGCCGATCGCCTGCTCGGCGTTGGCCTTCCCCGGCGGCTTCGGCTCCGGCTTGGGCGGGATCGATCCGCACCCCTCGACCACCACCGTGATCTGGCTCTCCTCGACGACCAACCCGCCCTCGGCCTGCTGGATCACCAGCAACTCGACCTCGTAGGTGCCGGGGTGCGCGGCGAACTCCAGCATGCCTCGGGGCGTGGTCGCCCGCTGCACGTCCTTGGCCGGGTGGACGCGCCAGAGGATCGCGGCCTTCGGGTCCACCCCCTCGGCCCGCAGCCGGACCAGGGAGTGCGGCTTGTACTTCGTCTCGCCCGTGATGCGAACGGGCGGGTTCGGGTCCGCCGCGCCGACCGACGCGGCGGAGAGCAGAATCGAGAACCCGACAACGATAACGCGCATGGTGCTCCTCGGGGTGATCAGGCAACGGTCATCCACTCGGGCGGGTTGGCCGCGAACGTCGGCTTCACGGTCACGCTCACGGTGATCGCCTCTTCCAGCGCCTCGTTGCGGCTGAAGTTGGTGACCGCACAGGTGGCCCGCAGCCCCTGCGAGCCGGCCGTGGTGATGTCGCCGTCCATGACCGCGAACTCGAGCGCGGTGTGGTTCAGGAACGCGTCGCGGATCGCGGAGAAGTCGTCGTCCTCGGTGTCCCACACCATGTCGAACTCGATCGACCCGTCCTTGAGCGTCGCCACGGTCGCCCGCCAGCCGGCGTTGCCGCGGGTGGTCACGTCGGCCTCGCCGGCCTCGAGGTTCAGGGTCACGTCCCGGACGTTCTTGATCTCGTTCCAGACCGGGGCGGCGTGGGTGCCGGTGTTGCGGTAGAGCTTGGCGTCGAGCCCGAGTTTCACACCCACGCGACACCTCCGTTAGCGGACCGAGTTCTGCCACAGCGCGGGCAGCGTCTGCTTTTCCTGCTCGAAGGCCGGCCCCATGAACGGTCGGGGCCGGTAGTGCGCCCGCCTGGAGCCGTGGCGAGTCTCCAAAGTCGTGTCGCCGCCGTGCTCCAGCAGGCGCGGGGCCTCCGACCCCTCCCTCGTCAGCGTCGGCCCGATGACCACCGACTTGCGGTCGGCGTCGTAGGCGAACAGGATGAACTTCCGCAGGATGCCGACGTGCGAGAAGGGCGGGCCGCCCGGCGGGCTCGTCCCCTTCCGCTTGCGGATCGAGGTCTTCGCCCGCTGCCGGACGAAGGCCCCGAACCGCGACAGCACCCTGCGGGCGCCGGCGTCCACTGACCGCTTCACCTTCTCGCGGTCGAAGAAGCCCCGCTTGGCGGCCTGGAAGCTCAGCCCGATCACCCGTCACCTCCACACCCGGAAGGTCAGCGTCAGGACGCTCGTGAACTGGCGGAACTCGTCCAAGTGCTCCGGGGCGTAAACCGGCACGTTCTCGACCTCGGTGCAGCGGGCCTGCGGGTAGCCTGCCAGGGGCTCCGACCGAAAGTGGTCCGCGATCTCCTCCACCAGCACCATGAGCGCATCGAGGTTCCCCGGCGTCGGGTCGAGCTTCTGCTGTACCGCGACGTCGATGCGGTAGTCGAAGCTGTCGCGGTTGCGGTCGAGCCCCTTGCTCGCCACCGACCGGGGGACCACGCTCACGCGGAGCGTCGTCATGTCGGCGAGCTCGAACTGCGGCAGGTAGTGCCGCTCGGCCGTCAGCGGTTGGCTGAACGAGGCCGCGTTCAACTGGGCGACCACGGCGTCGGCGATGGCGAGGATCGTGGCGGGCAATCAGGTCTCCTTCGGCACAAGCGCCCGCACGATCTGGAGGATCAGGTCGTCGATCGGCGTGCCGGTCGCCCGCACGATCTCGGTGAGCACCTCGCTGTGAACGATGGCCCGGAGGATGGGTGCGGCCTCGCCGGGGTTCGTCCCGCCAGTGCCGCGCAGACTGAGCAGTTGCCGTAAGAAGTCGAGCATCACTCCACCCCCACTTGCTTGGTGTGAATCCGCAGCACCTTGCGGTACACGTCCGACCAGCGCCACGGCGGTTCCTTGCCGGGTGCCATCACCTCGTACACGAAGGTCGTCGTGCCGACCGTCTCCCGGACCGTGTCGCCCCGCTCGGGCAGCACCGCCGCCCCCAGGACGAGGTCCGCCGCGTGGATCAGGAAGTCGCGGTCGGTCCACTCCATCCGCACGCCGCCGTACCCGTCGTCGAGCTTCAGGAGCGTCCGACCGACCGTGGCCTGAACCCCGACCTCAGCCGCCCCGCGGCGGTACACGACCGGCCGCGACGCGTGCTCCTTGAGCATGTCGGCCAGCCAGTCCGAGCCGGTGCGGAGCAGGTCGGGCATCGCGGCCTCACGGGCTCAGGCGGGCGCGGACCGTGGCGTCGGCCGCGGCCGCGGCACGGACGACCTTGCCGATCAGCTTGTTGCCGGCCGACACGTTGGTGGCGACGTTGGCCGCGTCGTCCCAGTAGACGAGCGTGCCGACCGCCAGCACGAGCCCGGCGAGCTTGGCGAAGTCGAACACCCCGCCGACCGCTAGCGCGCCGGGCGTGTTGGCCGCGATCGGTTGCTTGGCGACGCCGACGAGGTCGCCCTGCACGACCACGTCGCCGGACGCCACGTCCGCGACCGGCGTGTAGTCGATCGCCTCGCCGTCGTGAACAAAGACTGCCTGGGCCATCGGTTCCACTCCCCGGGGTGACTCGGGCGGTGACGCCCCGCCCGCTTACGCCTCGCCCGCTGATGCCTCGTGCGGTTACGCCTCGCCCTTGGCCTTCACCCCGCCGCGGGGGTCTTGCAGGGCGACGCCGAAGTCGTGGAAGCCCCGCATCTGAACGCCCAGCACGTTGAAGTCGGCCTCGGCCGTCTCGATGGTCGGGGACTCCTGGCCGTTGAGGAACGCGACCTCGATCACCGGCAGGTCGGTCGGCTCGGCGAGGAGATACCACGCCTTGGCGGAGAAGCCGGGGTACTTGGCGTTGCCCAGGTAGCGGCTCACCTCGACCCGGAACTTCCCCTGGTGCGGGTTGGTGATCGGGTACTTCGCGCCGGCGGTGTTGTCGCGCAGTTCCATCGACTTGAAGAGCTGCGAGCCCATCACCGCGAGCGCGGTCGGGACCAGAAGGATCGCGGGCAGCACGCCGACCGGCTTGCCGTCCCCGTCCACCTGGTCGAGGAACGCGACCTCGCCGGCGGTCAGCCCGTCGATGCCGAGCGCCGTCGTCGCCCCGGAGATGAAGTTGCCTGCCCCGGCGGTGAAGAACGCGGCGTTGTTCAGGAAGGTCGTCCAGAACACGTCGTTGATCTTCAGGCCCGAGCCCCGGCCGAGCTTCCGCGGTACGGTGGTGATCGCCCCCAGGTCGTCGTTGATCACGTCCCGGCGGTCGATCGAGAGCATGAGGCCGTACGTGTCGGCCTTGTTCGAGTACGTCTCGTTGCCGAGCGTGCCGTGCTTGAGTTCGCCGCCCGGCGGCACCTGCTCGTACTGGTCCTTGCCGACCAGCCGGTAGCTCGTCACCGTCTTGAAGTCGCTGACGTTGCGGACGGCGCAGACGTTCCGCCACGTCCGCTCGACCGAGAAGAAGCCGTCGAGCAGGAACTTGTTGGCGACGTTCGACAGGATCCCGCCGACGTCCACCGTCGAGAACCCGGCCTCGATCCCGCGGCCGAAGGCGTACCGGAGGACCGTGCGGTGGTCGCGGAAGTTGCGGCCGGTGTAGCCGTTGGCCCACGCGGCTTCGAGCAAGAGTTCCTGCAGCCCGATCCCGCTGCGGAACCGGCGGGCCGCGGCGTCGAGCGTCTGCGGGTCGTACATCCGCTCGACCCCGTCGAACTTCGCGGTCAGGAGGCACGCCGCCTCGAGGACGGTGCCGGTCACGGGCGCGTCGCCGCCGTGCGGGGCCGGCGAGCGCGGCCGCGTCGCCCCCCCCACCTCGAGTTACGTGCGGGTCGCGTCCCACCCGTCGCGGATGGCCTGGGCCTCGATCTCGGGGAACCGTCCGGCGCAGATCCGCCGCACCGTCGTGATTCGGGCGGTCTCGGCCAGCGCCTGCGCCCGCACGTCGGCCGCGGTCACCGGGGCGGGGGCGGGACCGGGCGGCGGTTCCAGCGGGTCCGGCGCGGTCGGTTCGGGAACGGGTTCGGTCGGCACGACCGGGTCCCCGTCGTTCTGGTTGGCCGCGACGGTGGCCGAGGTCCGGCCGTCGGCACCGAGATCCACGAAGCTGATCTCCCCGAGCGTCGCCTTGCGGACGACGTTCAAGGGGCCGGTGAGGCTCCGGCCGTTGACCAGCGCCTGCTGGTTCTCCTTGACGAACTCGAACTCCTCGACCGACGCGCCGATCGAGGCCTGCCAGGGGAAGCCGTTCCGGGCCGACGCGACGACCTCGCGGGCGGCGGGCGTGTCGCGGGAGACGACCCCGGTGGCGACGAGTTGCCCGTCCTCGACCCGCACCGCGTCGGTGTGGCCGACGCCCGAGAGCGGGTCGTGCCCGAACCGGATCGGCCGCGACTGCGACGGGATCGCGAGGCCCGCCAGGTCGAGGACGACCGGATGCCGCCACCCCGCGACGCGCATCGGCGTGCCGGTGTAGGCGACCATCCGGAACCGGGGCAGCGGGGCCGCGCCGTCCCCGGTCCCGGCGGCCTCCAGGTGGATCGTCGCGGTGGCTTCGAGGCTGAGCGTCCGGGGCGTGCCCGGCTGCTCAACCGGCCGTTGCGGCGACGGCTTCGTCTTCGGCATCGTCGGGCTCCTCTTGGGGCGGGGTCGGTTGGGCCTGGGCCGGGGCCAGCCCGAGCGCGGTCACGAGCGCGACCTCCTTGGCGCGCTGCCGCAGCTGGGCCTCCCAGTCGAGGCCGCGGCGCGCGTACTCGTCGGCGAGCGTGGTGGTCAGGTTGGCCAGGCGGGTGGCCTGGGCGCCGGCTTCCTTGGCGGGATCGACGTGCTCGTGCCC